CGAGCCTGTGTAAAAGCAGGCTCATATAAAAGAAATCAAGTTATCACCACCTTTCTCAAGGAGGTTAAAAATGGAAGAACAAAAATACTATACTATGGGTTATAAAAATAATCAATATATAAAAACAAAAAAATATGTAAAAAAATGTCAAAAGAGCTTATCAAATACGATAGGCTCTTTTATTATGCTATTAATTATGCTAGGTAAATTAATATAAATAGTTCATAGTAACTTCCGTAAAATATTAGTTAATTTAGCCATATCAATTATAGAACTTTCCTAGCGAGTTCTAATAGAAAAAGAAATATCTTTTGCGGAGCTATGTTCTTAGAGCGTGGCTCTATTTTTCTAATTGTGTAGATAGTATAAAAAGCAAATAAAAAAGCATAAGGTAAAAGGTTTGTCTAGCTGTTTCCTTAAACAAATCCTAGTTTGCTTTTTGTAGTGTTTATAAGAGAAAAAGAGGTAATAGCCTATGAAAACAAAAGAAACAATACATGAAACATATATAAGAACAATATGTAGTAATTGTAAAAATAAAAATATAGATTTATGTTGTATAACAAAAGACATAAATGGCGTACTAAAATGCTGTTATTATGAAAGAGAAATAAAGCAAGATGGATACAAGAAATTTAAAGGAATAACAGCTAATAGAAATAAGCCGATTATGAAAAATATTTTAAGAGGAGGAATATAAAATGCTAGAAGGAAAAGTATTAAAAGATTTCAACGATAAGGAAAACAATTTAAAGAGATACGAAAAAGGAAAGAAATTTAGAGCAGAAGATAAAAGATATAACGAATTAAAAGCAAAAGGATTTGTTGATGAAGGAAAAGAAGTAACATCTAAAAGCAATAAGTAGGTGGAGGTATGTCAAAATATGATTGGAAGCAGTTAGAAAAAGAATATATATTAAGTAATTATAAATCAGTAAGTGCTTTCTTAAAAGACAAAGGAATAAAAAGAAATGGAAGTGTGCAGCAAGCAGTAAAAGGTTGGAACAATAAAAAGGTTCAAAAAGAGTTCAAAAAGAGTTCAAAAACAATAGAAAAAGTTATTGAAAAGGAAAGTGAAAAAGAAGCACAGCAAATTGCAGATATAAAATTAATAGCTAATGAACTAGCACTTAATGTATTAAAAGCAAATAGTGAATTGAATAAGCATATTGCTAAGTCAAAAACTAAAACAAAAGAGGTTACTTATGATCCAAAAGCATTAAAACCATCTAAAGAAGTTACTAAAGAAATAGAAGAAGTAAAAGAATACATAAGTATTATTGATAGGCAAGGATTAAAAATGCTTTCATCAGCTCTTAAAGATTTGAATGAAATTTTAGTAGATAAAAACCAGGCAAACGAAAAAGAAATTGGCAAAGTTGAAGAATTATTAAGCAAAATCAAAGAAGAGGCTAAACAATGATATTAACAGAGAAACAAAAAGAGTTTATTAACAATGCAACACATAGATACAATTTTAAAATAGGTGCTAGAAGATGTGGGAAGACTTATTTAGATATTTTATTTACAATTCCTAATAGATTGTTAGAAAGAAAAGAATTAGATGGATTAAATGTAATATTTGGAGTTTCGAAGGGTACTATTGAAAGAAATGTTTTACAACCACTTAGAGAAATATACGGGAAAAACCTAATAGGATTTATAAATTCACAAAATATAGCAATATTATTTGGACAAGAAGTATATTGTCTAGGAACAGAAAAAGTAAGTCAAGTAGGCAAAATACAAGGTACATCAATAAAATATGCTTATGGAGACGAAATAGCAAAATGGAATAAAGAAGTATTTGTAATGATACAAGGTTCACTTGACAAGCCATATTCTTGTTTTGATGGTGCATTAAATCCAGAAAACAGAAATCATTGGTTAAAAAAGGATTTTATAGATGTTATAGAAGAGAAGAAATTAGATGTATATTTACAACACTATACAATATTCGACAATCCTTTTTTGCCAAAAGAATTTGTTGAAAATCTTTGCAAAGAATATCAAGGAACAGTATATTATAATAGACTAATATTAGGACAATGGTGTGACGCAGAAGGATTAATATTTCAACAGATTGCAAATGATTATAAAAAATATACAACAAAGACCGTACAACTCAATTCCGTTATCAGTATAGGAATTGACTGGGGTGGAAATAAATCAAAACATAGCATCACAGCAACTAAGATAAGCAGAAGTTTTAATAAGATACAATGCTTAAAATCTAGCACTATGCAAGCAACAGGAACAAATACAAAACAAGTTTTTAGATGGATAATAAATTTTATAAAGGAGATACAGGACAAATATGGAACTGTGTCTTTTATTTTTTGTGATAGCGCTGAACAAGTATTAAATAATTCTTTACAAGGAGAACTGATAGCAAATGGAATCGAAATAAAAGTTCAAGATAGTTTAAAAATAGAAATTAAAAACAGAATAGAATTATGGAATAGATTGTTAAATTTAGAACGATTAGATTTCATAGATGGACAAACTCAAACAATCATAGAAGCTTTACAGACAGCTTTATATGATGAAAAAGCAAAAGATGACAGGTGGATAGATGATGGGGAAACGTCAGATATAGATAGTTTAGATAGTTTCAACTATTCATTTGAATTTTGGTATGAACAAATATCTTATATGTTAGGAGAAGTAGCATAATGAACAATATAGTATTAAAGCATTTAAAAAAACAAGGATATGAAACAGTGTCAACAGATTATTATAATTTTACACAGTTATGGGAAGATTGGTGGAAAAATGAAGTCGATTTTCATATATATCATGACCAAACAGGAAAAGAGAGGCTAATGTATAGATTAGGAATGGCAAAAAGAGTAGCAGAGGATTGGTCAAGTATATTATTTACTGAAAGAGACGAAATAACAATAGAAGCAAGAACAAAAGAATTAACAGAAGCAAATAACAATTATCTTGCAGAACAATTAAAACTATTAAAAGTATATAAAGATTTACCGACTGCGATAGAAAAGGCAATGGCAATGGGGACAGCAGGTGCAATTATTAGAGTTAAACATGCAAAAGTAGATAAACAAGGAAATTTGTTTGCTGACAATAGAACAAAACTAGATATAATCTACGTTGGAGTAAATCAAATTGTTCCATTAAGGGTTGAACATGGACAAATAATAGATGTAGCAATAGTAAGTGAAAACAACGTAAAAGACAAAAAAGAATACTATATAGAAATACATAAATTAAACTACAACACAAAACTAGAAAAAGATGTATATACAATTACAAATACATACTTAGATGAAAACGGAAATGAAATAAACAAAGAAGGTATAGCTAAGAATTACACAATTAATTCAAATATACCTTCTTTTAGTATATTAAAACCAGCGATAGCAAATCCATTAGAATCAACCTATAATAATATAAATGGATTAGGTTTTAGTACGTATGGAACAGCAATAGACCAATTAAAAGCTTGTGATATAGCTTATAATAATTTTGTTATGGATTTTTATCTAGGTGGCAAAAAGGTATTTTATAATAAAAAGATTGTAAATACTAAAACTATACAAGTTAAAGATAAAGATGGAAATATAAAAGAAGAACAAGTTGAAGTATATCCAGATGACATAACAAGACAACAATGGAAAACATATGGCAATGAAATGGCAAACTTAAAAGAAAATCCGGCAATTACAGAATATAATCCAGAACTAAGAACAGAAGAAAACAAAGAGGGAATACAATTTGCTTTAGATATGTTGAGTTTTAAATGTGGATTCGGTACAAAGTATTATGAATTTAATGGTAGCTCCGTTGTGACGGCTACACAATATGTTGGAGATAGACAAGATTTAATAGTAAATGCTAATAAACATCGTAAAAATGTAGATGAATTTGTCAGTGGAATATGTAAAGCAATATTATTATTTGGAAGAATATTATTTAAAAAACCTGTTACAGAAGATTGTATTGTAAAAATAACAGATAAAGACGGCTTTATGGTTGATACTGAAACAGCAAAACAAGAATTTAGGCAAGATATAGCACAAGGAATAAGACAGGCTTGGGAATATAGGGTTAAATTCCTAGGGGAAGATGAGAAAACTGCAAAAGCAATGATAGCAGATAAAGAAATAGAAAACATTGAGGAGGAATAAATATGGAAGAAAGACTAAAAGAATTAAAAGAAAGATTAACATCTTTTATAATAGATTACAACATAAAAGATTTTTCTGTATATATAAACAGAACAGAAAAGAAATATTGCAATGGAAAAGAAGAGATTAAAACAAATTCTGTGGATATTCAATTGGAGGTTTAAAATGTTAACTCCAGAGTATTTGGATAAAATTGAATTTAATGATGTTGTTCAGTTATATAACAAGCTAAATATAGATATAACAGCTGATATTATAAGCAGAATAACAGTATCGAATGACATTACAGAAGTGAGTAAAAATCAATTAAAGATACTATTAGAAACAAATGGAACAGAAATATTCAACAAAGCCTTAGAAAAGGCATCTATGCTAACATTAGAAACTAAAAATGCCTTAAGAATATTATTTGAAAACATGGCAAAAGAAGATATACAAGGATACAAAGAGTTGTTTGAGTATAGAGATAAGCCTTTCAAACTAAGTGAAACGCAATATAAGATATTAAACGAAGGATTCAAACAAACTAATAAAACATTGAAAAATCTTACAAATACAATAGCATTTCAAGGTAAGCAAGCATATGTTGATACTGTTGATAAAGCTTATATGCAGGCTGTAACTGGAGGGTTTGATTATAATACAGCAATTAGCAATGCGGTACAAGAATTAGCTAATAAAGGAATTACTCTAAAAGATAAATTAGGAAGAAATGTACAGTTAGAGGTGGCAGTTAGAAGAAATGTTATGTCAGGAATACATCAAACTGCTAATAGCATTAATAGAAATATAGAAGAATATTTAGGTTGTGATGGATATGAGGTAACAGCACATTCAGGAGCTAGACCAACTCACGCAGAAGCACAGGGAAAACAATATGCTGTTAGTCATAATACAAAAATAAGTAAGAAATATCCTTTATGGAGTGATGTAGAAAGTTTGTGGCAAGAATATAATTGTAGACACACTTATTTTGGAATAATATTAGGAATATCAGAACCACAATACACAAATAATGAACTGGAAGAAATGAAAAAGGCGACTGTAACATTAAATGGACAGAAAGTTTCATTATATGAAGCTACTCAAAAGCAAAGACAATATGAAAATGCGATAAGAAAGCAAAAAAGAGCAGTTCAAACATTAGATAAAGCACAGGCAGATTCAACAATACAAAGAACAAAACTAAGACAATTAAATAAAAAATATAAAAATTTCTTAGGTGAGACAGGATTAGAAATAGATTATGCAAGATTAAAAATCGCTAAATAAGTTATTAAAGTTTTAATATATATTAGAAGCTGACGAGCTTCTTTTTTTATTGGGTTTTGTTAATGGTTACCAAGAACAAATTAATGGGTGGGCATACATCGTTAAAAATAGCAAATATTATCAAATTCAAGGGAAGAAAAACCCGTAGAAAATCGTAGGAGGAGAAATATATGAAAAGAAAGTTTTTAGAGGATTTATTCAAAGATTTAGAAGTAGAGGAAAGTGTCAAGAAAAATATCATTGACAGTATTATGACTGAAAATGGCAATGATGTTAATACTGAAAGAACAAAAACAGAAGGCTTGAGAAATGATTTAAAAGTAAAAGAAGGATTGATCGAAGAACTAAACACAAAAATCAAAGAAGCAGGTTCTGTCGATATAGAAGAAATCAAAAAGCAAGCCAAAGAAGAAGGATTTGCCGAAGGTTCTAAAGAGGTTGAAGAATTTAAGAAAACTAATGCTTTAAAAAGCTCTATAAAAGGAGCAAAAGATTTTGATTTAGTTTATAGCAAACTAGACAAAGAAAAGATTAAATATGAAAAGGATGATAAAGGAGAATACACAGTAACTGGCATTGATGAACAAATCAAAAATGTCAAAGAAAAGTATTCTTTTTTGTTTGACGATGAAGATGATGGAGGCGGAAATGCTGATATCAATTTAGGTGGAGAACATAAAAATCCATCTGAAGCCGATAGTTTAAAACAATTAGAAGAAGCTATGGGAATAAAACAAGAAAAATAGAAAAGGAGAGATTTAAAAATGCCAAATACAATAGAATTATTTAAGAAAAATGCACCAGAATTATTAGATAAAATTTATAAAGCAGAATCAACTACAAGTGATTTTGATATAAATGGAGCTTTAGTGCAAGCTGGGAAAAACGCAAATGAAATAATCGTACCAGTATTAGATATGGACGGATTAGGAGACTATGATAGAAATAGTGGATATATCGATGGAGATGTATCGTTAACAAATGAAACAAAGAAATTTAATTATGAAAGAGGAAGAAAATTAAAAACTGATACAATTGATAATGAAGAAACAGGAGGAGTCATTTTAGGCAACTTATCTGCAGAGTTTTTGAGAACGAAAGTAATCCCAGAGGTTGATGCTGTAAGATATGCAACATATGCTTCAATACCTGGTATATCTAAGTCAGAAGAAACAACATATTCAAATGCTGAAGCAGTATATAAAGCAATTGCGAAAGCATGGGATGATATGACAAATGATGAAGTCCCTGAAGAAAATAGACATTTAAGAATTACGTCTACATTACTTGGAATGATTAGAGATATGGATACTTATAAATCAAAAGACTTATTGAGCAAATTTGCAAGCATTAAAGTTGTTCCACAAGTTAGATTTCAAACTGCAATTGAATTATTAAGTGGTAAAGATAGTGATGGAGAAAGAAAAGGTGGATTCAAAAAAGCTCAAGCTGTATACGAAGCCTCAACAGACACAACCGTAACAGAAGGCAAGGTTTATTATACAAAATCAGGAGATACATATACGAAAGTAGAAACTCCAACAGGAAATCCATCAACTTCAAATTATTATGAAAAAACAGTTGAAGAATCAAAAGATATTAACTTTATGATTATTCATAAACCTGCATTGTTACAATACACGAAACATAATAAAATGAAATTATTTACTCCAGACCAAGACCAAGATGGAGATAATTACAAATGGTTATATAGATTATATGGATTAAATGAATATTACAACAACAAAGTTGCTGGAATTTATTTATCACATAAATAAAAGGAGGAATAAAAATGGCTAAAAAAGTAGGAATAGGATATTCGTTTAAAGAAAAAAGTTTAAAAAAAGAAAATGAAGAGTTAAGAGCAAAAATAAAAGAACTACAAGAGAAAGCTGACAAAAAAGCAGAAACTGGTAAAGGTAAGAAAGCTGACAAAAAAGCAGAATAGGAGTTGATAAAAAATGGTATATGCAGACTATGAATATTATTTAACAAAATATTTGGGAACATTGCCAAAAGACTCTTTTGATTCGCTAATAATAAAAGCAAGTAGAGAAATTGATAAAAATGTCAATACTAGATTGACAGAAGAAAAAATAAACAATTTGCAAGAAGAAGCACAAGACCAGTTGAAATATACTGCTTGTGCTTTAGTTGATTTAATAAACAAAAAACAAGAAAGCGAAAATAAAAAAATATCTTCTTATTCAATCGATGGAGTAAGTAAAACTTTTAAGGTTTTATCTAATAATGAGTATATTAGCTCAAAAAGAGATATTATCGATAACTTACCTCATGAATTAATAAGATATTTATAGGAGGCACAATATGTCTGATTTTCCAACGCAAGATATAACTATTTACCATAAAAATAGCAATAAATGGGATAGATACGTAAAAGAAGCTAGTTATAGAGATACTTCCATATTAAATCACAATAGAAATGGGGCAGATTCGAATGATTCTGCCCTTATAAGGATTTTTGATATAGATAACTATAATTCTAAGTGGTTTGCAGAAAAAGGCGATGTAATCGTAAATCAAGAGGTTGATGATGAAATAGAAAAAGATGCACCATTAACTCAATTAAGTAAAAAATATGGCACACAGAATGTCCACAAAGTAACTTCTATTGACAAATTCATATTTGATGATGAAGATCTACCAAATCATATAAAGATAGGAGCGAAATAATGGGATATACAATAAAAACAAAACCATTACAAACTATATATAGAAACTTAGGATTAGAAGATAAAGGAAAAGTACAACAATGGTTAGGAAAAACTGTTGCAGAAAACTTAAAAAAGTATGTTTCTTACAAAACTGGTACGCAGGAAGGTGCAACAAAGTCTATAAATGGAGGAAAACAAGTTGAAATTGGAGTTCCTTATGCTAGATTTCAAGCAGAAGGAAAAGTTATGGTAGGAGTAAAAAGTCATAGTCCTTGGGCTAGACGAGGAGAAAGAAAAATGGTAACGAGTAAAAACTTAACATATCATAGTGGCAGATTAAGAGGCTCACACCCATTTGAGCGAATGAAAGCTGATAAAGCACAAAGTATATTAAATCAAACAGCAAATTATGCAAGGAGGTTTAAATGATGGATAAAGCAATAAATGATTGGCTATTACAATATGAACCAATAAAAGAAATAGCAGAGACAATACATACAGAAGAACTTCCTGACGAAACAGATACTCTTGCTTTACAAAGAAGCGGAGTAGAGAAATTACCGTTAAAGTATATTACAGATACAGGTTGGTATAGACAATATCAATATGTATTGCTTTTAAAATCGACTAGTGAAAGTGATATACAAAGATTAGAAAATCTAGATTGGTTAGATGACTTAAGTGATTGGATAGATAAACAAAATCGATTAAGAAACTATCCAAATTTAAAAAACAAACAAATAAAAGAAGTAAGCTGTGCTAATGCGATAACTTATGAAACCGATGAAACAGGAGAAACAAGTACGTATTATTTACAGCTTTATTTTAATGTAAGAGGAGGAATTTAAAATGGCAGAAAATACAACACCAACTTTAAAAGATATAATGGAATATGACGAAGCTCACTATTTTGGGATTGATGACGAAATAGTACTAGGTGGAGTTATAACAGAAATGACAGAAAGTTCAAATCCAACAGAGTCTGAAAAGCAATATATACATCAAAAATCAAAAACAACAAAGGTAACAGGATTTTCAAATGAATTTCCAATTACTATGGATATGGTAAAAGGCGATGCTGTTTTTGAATATATGTATAATTTGTTCTACGAAAGAAAAGTAGGAAACGAGTTAGACATACCTCATTATATAGTAAACTTATGGGAACCAGTTGCAGAACAAGAAAATACATATAAAGCAAGAAAAATAATACAAACCTGTGAAATAACAGAATGCAATGGTGCTGCGGGAGAACAAAAACAAATTACAGGGTCTCTAAAAGGTGGGGATTTTGTTTATGGTACTTTCAATATAACTACAAAAACATTCACAGAAAATGCATAATATGAGGGAAGATTTTAAATATAAGGTATTAATGTCGGAAAGGATTGAAAATAATGAATAATAAAAGAGTAAGTTTTGGATATGAAGATACAGATAAGAAGATAGAAATTGATTTATATGGTTTGGTTTTTGAAATTAAAAATATTGATAATGTAGAAGAGTTAGAAAATTTAGATGAAAACGATAGTAATGAAATTGAGGCACAAATTGATAAAATATTAGGTAAAGGTGCTGTAGAAAAAATAAATAAAAAAAGAATAAATGATGGACATAGTGAAATGACATTAGATGTAGAGTTAAATGTAATAGGTTGCATAATGAGTGCATATGCAGAAACAATGATAAAAAATCCAATAAACAAAGTAACAAATACTGTAGAAAAAATAAATAGAGATATGAATAATTTTAGTGGAACAAACAGAGAACAGAGAAGAAATTATAATAGAAATCAATACAGAGGAAATAGAAGAAATTATAGGAGATATTAATATGCTTATGTTTAAAAGACTACCTTATTTTGTAATTTTACAGGGAAAAAAATATAGAATAAATGTAGACTTTAGAAATATGATATTTTTTGAAAATAAATTACAGGATAAAAGTGCAAGCAAATCAGAAAAGATAGAGTATGGATTAAGACATTTTTATCCTGATTTTTTTTATGCAGAAAACTTTAAAGAATTAATGTTAAATCCCAATTTATACAAAGAAGCGTGCGAAAAATTAATTTGGTTTTATAAATGTGGTAGAGAAAACTATCATAAAACAAAAGGAAATAAAAAAGGACAAAACAAACAAATTTATAGCTATAAATTTGACGATGAATATATATACGGAGCTTTTTACGAACAATACGGAATAGATTTAACTTATGAAAGAGTACATTGGTGGAAGTTTAAAGCTTTATTGAAATCCTTGAAAGACAGTACAGAGTTCGTAAAGATAAAAGGGTATAGAGCTTATACTGGTAAAGATAAAAATATGATAGAATTAAGAGACTATTGGGAATTACCACTTCCAATCGAAGAGCAAGAAAGACTAAATAATTTATATGAAGCTTTAAAATAATTTTCTTTTTCGACATATTTCGACAGCATATGACAAAACGACAATGTTATACTCTTTACATATTTAATAAAAGGAGATGTTACATATGCAATGTCCTAAATGTAATAGCACAAATATACAGGCAATAGCTAAAACAAAAGGAAAAGTAAAGAAAAGAGGACTAATAGGAAGCTTAATGTGGATTTTTTTAGCTTGTTGTACATGTGGATTAATATTATTAATTCCATTGTTGACTGGAGGAAGTAAAGGCAAAATAAAAACTAAAACAGCTTTTGTATGTATGGATTGCGGAAAAGAATTTAATTAAAAAAATATCATAATACCTACAGGAATGTAGGTGTTTTTATTTTGTCTACATTAGAAGGGACAAAATAATGGCAATAGCGGGTTCATTAACTTATGACACAGAAATAGACAAAACAGGATTTAAAAAAGGATTAAATTCATTGACAAGTTCTGTTAAAGACGGTGGAACAAAAATAAAAAACATAATTACAGCCTTAGGAATTGACAGAATAATATCTGCTACGATGAATACTATAAAAAATTCGGTAAACGATGCAGTCTCAAGAATAGATACACTAAACAACTATCCAAAAGTAATGAAAAATCTAGGGATAAGTGGAGAAGAAGCAGAAGCATCTATAAAAAAATTAAGCGAAAAACTAACAGGATTACCAACTACATTAGATAGTGCTTCGTCGGCTGTACAAAGATTTACAAGTAAGAATAGTGACATTAATAAAAGCACAAATTATTTCTTAGCGCTAAACAATGCTTTATTAGCTGGTGGTGCATCAGCAGATATACAATCATCTGCTATGGAGCAGTTGAGTCAAGCGTATGCCAAAGGCAAGCCAGATATGATGGAATGGAGAAGCTTACAAACAGCAATGCCAGCACAACTAAATCAAGTGGCGAAAGCGTTTAATATGACATCTGATGAGCTTGGAGAGGCTTTAAGGAATGGCAAAATATCAATGGACGATTTCATGGATAAAATCGTTGAATTAAATGAAAATGGTACTGGAGAATTTCAATCATTTGAAGAGCAGGCGAAAAACTCAACTGGAGGTATAGCAACATCATTCACCAACATGAAAACAGCCGTAACTAGAGGGGTAGCCGAAATCATAAAATCAATAGACAAATTACTAGAAAGTATAGGATTAGGTGGAATTAGCAATGCATTAAATTCAATAGGGAAAGAAGCAGAGGGAATATTAAAAAATATCGCCAATATTTTAAACGAAATTGCAGAAAATGGAATAGAGTCAGTTTTAGAAAAAGCTAAAGAGAAAGGTCCTGAAATAATAACTAATCTAGCAAATGGAATATCTTCTAAAATCCCAGAGATAATTGGTATAATTTCCAATATATTTATACAATTTACAGAAGTTATAATTGCAAATTTGCCAGCGATCATACAAGGAGGTATACAAATAATCAGTGCTTTAATTACAGGATTAGCTCAACAATTGCCAACTTTGATTCCTATGGCATTAGAATTAATATTAACATTAGTTACAAGTTTATTAGATAATATAGACCAATTAATAGATGCAGGAATTAATTTAATCATGGGACTGGCAGATGGATTGATAAATGCTATTCCGATATTAATTGAGAGAGCACCAACAATAATAGAAAAATTAGTAAATGCAATAGCTAACAATTTGCCTAAAATAATTCAAGCGGGAATTACTTTAATAATCAAATTAGCGGAAGGCTTAATAAAAGCAATTCCACAATTGGTTAGTAAAATTCCTCAGATAATAACTGCTTTAGTATCTGGATTTGGTAAGTTTCTAAGTAACATGAACGAGATAGGTAAAAATTTAGTTGAAGGAATTTGGAATGGGATAAAAAATGCTAAAAACTGGCTTTTAAGTAAAATTAAAGAATGGTGTGGAAATATTCTAAATGGAATTAAAGGCTTTTTCGGAATACATTCTCCATCTCGAGTAATGAGAGACCAAGTAGGAAAATATATTCCTCAAGGTGTAGCGGTAGGTATTGAAGCTGATACAGACAGTGCAGTAAAAGCAATTGATAATATGAACGATGAAATAATGCATGAAATGAACAAAGCTGTAGCAATGGAAACAGGCTCAATTAATGCGGCGGCGAGTGTTAAATCAAATAATTCTATGTTAAATGTAATTCAAGCATCTTTTAATATAGATGGAAGTATAGAAATGGACGGACAAAAAACAGGACGAATTTTAACACCATATATGACTAAGACATTAAAGACAGGAGGTGCATTCGCATAGAACTACGATATAGAGGGAAAAGCTATAAAGTACTAGATAGCATACAAATACAAAAATCTTCACGTGAATTAAAGTATACAGATATAAAAATAGATTTTAAGGGAGGTACAATTGATGACCTCCCTCTTTATATGCAAGAAATGCAAATATATGGTAAAAATAATGAATTGTTCTTTACAGGATACATGGAAAATTGTAAATTACCTGACTTAACATTAGCTAGCAAAATAGATAATGAGTTAACTCTTACATTAATGACACCTCGTACGATGGCAACTAAAAAAACTGTAACAATGGTAACAACAGATACAATGCTAAATATTATAAATAGAATTTTTCAGCCTTTATACAATGATGGCTTTACGTTAAAAGAACATAATTTTGACAATAAAGCTATAACGGTTAAATTAATAGCAAGAACGATAGAAGAATGTATGAAAATTTTATCTACTAAATATGCATTATATTGGAATATAAACGAACTAAAGGAAATTACAGTGAATAGTATAGAATATCAATTCAATAAGCCATTTACGAAATCAGTAAATATTGATAATTACAAAGAAGAACTAAAAGGATTAATAAAATTAGTACCAACCATCGAAGGAACAGACTATGCAAATATAATAAATGTAAAAAATGCAAGAGTATTTTATAGTTTTATAAACAAAGACATGAATGTAACATTAAAAAAAGACGGAAAGATTGAATTTGAAAATCCTGTCGATATTAGTTATAGTACTGCTAAAAGATTAAATGCAGGAATGTTTATCGACGGTGCTGAAATAGCAGTTAGTAACTTAAAAATATTATATTATGACAGCAACAATAATTACAAAGAAGCTTATATTATAAGCGGAATTAATACAAGCGGAGATATAAAATCAGGTTTAAATATAAAAGACATAGGAACAGATAGTCAAGAGGACCCATTGTTCGTACTTGACATGGATAGTATGTTTACTTATTTGGCAACAGGATTTACATATAAGGGAGAAGAAAATATAGTAATAGATCAAATCTTTTCTGAAACAGCTTTAAGATATGCAAGTATGAAGTTACTTAACTGGCATGAAATAGAAAAAAATGCAGGTACGATAACAACAACGGGTCAAATAGAGAAAACTGTTGATGCCAAAGAAAAATGGTTTACTACCCAAGAATTAATTGATTATATCAGAGGTTACTTTGTATCAAATGACAAAAATACAAATATAATTAAAATCTATGTAGATGAAAACAATGACATTAACATAGGAGATAGATTAGAATTTAATTTTCCTGAGCTATACACACAAGGAAATTATATAGTTACCGATATAACAATATCAAAAGAATGGAATAATCCATATGAATATATTATTGAACTTAGAAATACAGCATTAAGAGAAAATTATGCAGATTTATTTCAAGATACATTAAGCACAGAAGAGCAAGCAAACCAAGTAGAAGTTGAATATGTTGTAGAATATGCAGAAGAAGAAACTATTACAGAGGTACATGATATCGAGTATCTACCTTCTCAGGAGGTGCAATCATGAAAATAAAAAATGAAAGCATAACAATAAAAATAGGAAATAAAGAAAAAGTTTTTCATAATCTTATTTTAAACAGTTATATAGATTTATTTGCAGATAGTTTTTTGAATTTCAAAAATAAATTGCTTACATACTGTTATATTAAATTTGACGAAGAACAAAGTATTAATGAAAATAGTACTGAGATGAAATATGACACCATATTAGAAACGAATTTTTACAAAACAAAAGAAACATATTCAGAAAATAATATTATAAATGACTATATATATGATGTTCCTGTGATGAATGAAAAGGAAATTACAGAATTTGCAGGGCATAAAATTACTGGAATAGGCTTCGGAGACTATAACGATAAAGAAGGCAATTATATATTATATGCTTTTTTAGACGTTAGCAAATATCAAATTATCGTTCAAGAAGGACAAGAAGTTGTCATTTCAAGAAAAGATAAAATAACAAGCGACTTGCAATTTTACTCTCCTTTTTCAGATGTAAGATATCCAACTCATTTAACAACAAGAGGAATAATAGAAAAAATAGGAATGGAGTATAACGAAATATTTTCGCAGTTATATTCTGTGGGATTTGGTACTCTTTATAGTAAAATTGATACAGAAGAAATACCAGTATCGGAATTAGACTTTAAAAAAGAGGATATAGGAATTGTAACCTTAATAGGAGCGCAAGATTATGCAATATATCCTAGTACGGATTTATTTCCGAGTTCTGAGTTATATCCAGGACGAAGTTCGGAAGGATTAAAAAAATTAGAGATACCAAATAGAGGAGAAGGGCAATACCCTTCTTCTTTAGTTTTTCCATCTACAGAGCTATATCCAAAACAAGCATCTCCAAAATACGTAATATATAAATTTAAATTATATAGAAGGCGATATGAAGGAGAATTGGAGATAGTGGAGGATACAGGACTTTACTATTATCAATCTCAAAAAGTAGATGGAACAGGTGCAATAAAACTAACTATAAAATATGAAAGGGGTTAAAAATGATAGATTTTAAGAATTTACCTGATACAACTACTCCAGTAGATGCAGACAATTTAAACGCAATCCAGTATACAAAAAGAATATTAGTAACAACAACAGCAGAAATAACTGCCAATACAAACTACACAGTTCCTCAAGTATATCATGTAGGCAAAAACGATTTGTGGATATACTTTGAAGGGAGATTATTAATTAAAGATGAGAATTACATTGAGACAGGAGTAGCAGATAGCGAAAGTACAGCAATACAATTTAAAGATTGGAATGTACCAGTAGGTAGTAAATTAGAATTTTTATACAAGTAAAGGAGTGAGAATATGAGTAGTCCAGTAAATATACTTACAACAGGAGAAGAAATAGCTACAGATGAATTTATAGATGGAAAGAGAGTTTATAAAAAAAGGATAGATTGTGGGGAACTACCAAATTCAGGAGAGGGTAGCACAATACCAACAGGACTTACAAATGTAACATATGTAGATTTAAAAGGTGGGCTTAATCCTGATAGCAGTCAATTTGTTCCTTGTAATATGTATTTTAACAGTAATTTAAATATAGGAGCATTTATACAAGAAAATAATGTGAGAATTATGAATAATGCATCTGGTGGAAGAACAGGAAATGTATATGTTACGGTTTATTACACTAAAAATTAAGGAGACAAGCTATGTTAATAAATAAAGATATAAATTTTGTAAGAGGAAATACATATGTACTCGATATTAGTATAAATAATTTAAGCGTTAATATAGACAAGATGTATTTTACACTAAAAGAAAAGGCAAAAAATAAAGAGTTCATAATACAGAAAACCTTAGGTCATGGGATAGAAAATATAGAAAATAATCTGTATAGATTAACTATAGATGCAGATGACACAGAAGAACTATTTTATGACAATGCATATGGTTACGATATAAAAATTATCATGGGAGACATTAAAAAGACAATAATAACAGGAACTTTAACATTATCAAAGAATTATACTAGAAAAGAAAATGAGGTGTAAGCTATGGTAGTTAATGAAGAGATAGAAGTAACCATGCAAGAGTGTGAAGAAATAGATGTTACAACACAGGAGCAAAATGATATAGACGCAGATGTAGGAGAAGGAAAGTACAACGTAAATACGGTGGTAAGTAATAATTACGAAGATTTAGAAAATAAACCGAGTATTAATGGAACTATATTAATTGAAGATAAAACAGCAGAAGAGTTAAATTTGCAAGAAAAATTAAACAAGGGTGATAACATAGAAATAAAAGACAATGTAATATCTGTAATTACAACAAATGATGTTGAAGGCGATAACACAAAACCAATCACATCTGCAGGAGTTTATACAATAGTTGGTAACATAAATGTATTGTTACAAATAATTTAAAGGAGAAAATTGAACAATGGAAACAAATATTGCACAAGAAATATCAAGAATACAAACTGATAGAAACAATATCAGAACAAAATTAGTAGAATTAGGAATGGCACAAAGCACTGATAATTTAGATACACTTGCAACAGCAATTAGTGGAATTGAAAATAGGGGAGCGGTATCAGCGAGTGTTCAAGAAGGAGATACATATACGATTCCCAAAGGATATCATAATGGAAGTGGTACTGTAAGTGGAGTTGCTGGTGGTGGTAGTTATAACTTACAAAGCAAGAGTGTAACACCAACAAAAGCACAACAAAATATAACACCTGATAGTGGATACTATGGTTTAAGTGATGTAACTGTTGGAGCAATACCTAATAATTATCAAGATGTAAGTGCAACTACAACAAATGCTAGTGATGTTCTTACTGGAAAAGTGTTTACAAATGCTAGCGGACAAGTTGTAACAGGTACTATGGCGAACAATGGGGCTATTACTAGGACAATTGATGGTTTAACAGAAACAAGCATTACAATTCCTGCTGGTTATCATAACGGAAGTGGAACAGTTAGTCTAACAAATGATATTGAAGAAGCTTTATCTGCAATTTAGGAGGAATTTAATATGGGTATAGCAAATGAAATAACTAGATTACAAACTGCAAAAAGTTCAATTAAAAGTGCTATCGAAAATAAAGGCGTAACTGTAGGGAGCGATACTATTGATACTTATGCAGAAAAAATAAATAGTATTCCAAGTGGAGTTGATATTAGTAAGTATATAAATTCTATACCTACGTCAAATGCAAGTGGTAGCGCTTCATATATAACAAAAAATATAAAAAAAATACCACCAATAACCTTAACATCAATAACAAATATGAGATATTTTTTCTTTTATTGTGAATTATTAGAAGAGGTTGAAGGAGAATTAGATATAGGCTTTTCAACGAATAATACAGGTATGTTTGGTTCAAATGCAGCTTCAGCCCCAACAAGTTTACAAACAATTAAAATCAAAAATTTATCTGCAGACTTAGACATGCATTATTGTACTAATTTAACACACGAAAGCTTACTTTATTTAATAAATAATGCACAAACTGTAGAAAGTGGAACATTAACTTTAGGTGATACACTTTTAGCAAAACTAACAAGTGAAGAGATTGAAATAATGACTAATAAAGGTTGGACTGTAACGTAAAATATAGTCAAAGTATATATGATTAAATTGAAACAAAAGAGGGGGGTGGAATAGTGGAAGAAATAATAAGAATAGTTTTAAATTGGGCAATACCTGTTATTTTAACAGGTATTTTTGGTTTTTTAGTTAAGCTTTTCAAGAATATGAACACAATGAAATCTAGTCAGTTAAGCTTAATTAGAAGTCAGATTGTAAGTAAATGCGAAAAGTATCTCGAACAAGGCTATTTACCTGAATATGCGAGATATTGTTTGAATGAATTATTTCAACAGTACAAAGTATTAGGAGGCAATCATGGAATAGAGGTATTAGTAGACAAATGTCTTGAATTACCATTAAGTAAAAAAGGAGGAAAGTAAAATGAATGAAAATCAAAGAAAAAAAATAACTCTTGTTGTAGTATCTATCTTTATAGCTGTTTTAAGTGGTTTTGGATTTTATAATATAAACAAAGAAAAAACTACGGATGAAATAGTAGATAGTGCAATTAATGAAGTAGTAAATCAATTAAGTACATATGAAATGTCAGAAACAGACATTGAGCAATTGCCAACAACGGAAATTATAGAGCAAACAGAAGAACAAGAAAATACAGTTGCTGAAGAACAAGAAGTTGAAAGTGAATCTTTTGAATTACAAGGAGAAATAGCATACAATGGTACTAGTGAGTATCCAAATGTAGCATTAGGTAATTACACAGGACTTACCTATTATTCTCAAATAGATAGTAGATGGAGTTCACACCCTTATACAAGTTGTGGTAATTATAGCCAAACTATAGGTTCAAGTGGATGCGGACCAACTTGTGCTAGTATGGTAGTAACAGCAACCAAAGGAACTATAACACCACCAGAGATGGGAGATTTATTCGTTAAATATGGATATAGGACAAGTAATAATGGTACATATTTTAGTGCATTTAGATTTGTAGCCGATACTTTTGATATTGGTTACGAGGAAACATATTATTTAGATACAGCAGTAAATTTATTAAGAAATAACCACTACGTTATAGTAAGTTGTGGAAATGGATTATTTACAACTGGGCGGACACTTCATAGTTCTTACAGGAATAAATGGAGATACGTTAGAAATATATGATCCATACTTATATTCAGGAAAATTTGAAACTTCTACAAGAAGGGGAAAAGTATCAGTAAATGGAAACACAGTTTATTGTTCAGTAGATAACTTTAGAAATTATGCTAATTATTCTAAATTCTTTGCATTTAGCCATAACGGAAATGTACACGTAAATAATAGCCAATCAGTAACTACATCAACATATACAAGATATGTAAAGGTAAATTCTAGTTTGAATGTTAGAAATGCACCTAGTGGAACATGGATAGGTTCATTAAAAAATGGAACAGCAGTAACTGTATATGAAACAAGTGGAAATTGGAGTAGAATAGGAACAAATAGATGGGTATGTTCGACATACTTGGCAAGCTCAAACAATACAGTAGTGTACACAAGTGGACAGTACAGAACTGGTACATATAGAGTCAATGCTAGCACTTTAAATGTGAGACCAACAGCAAGTACAAAATATACGCCTAAAAATTGGAAACAACTTAGTTCTAACGCAAGACAACAAAATGCTAGACTTGGAAAACCTTATTGCAATGGATATTCAAAAAATGTAGTATGTACAGTAACAAAAGTAAGTGGTAATTGGGGTTACACAAAATCAGGATGGATTTGTTTAGATTATTGTACTAGGTTATAAAAGATGAAAGTAATAAAAAGAATAATAAAAATAATTTTGAAAATAGTGGCATATATGTTACTATTATTTATTTTATATTTAGAGCTAGATTAGATTAATTTCTAGTCTAGCTTTTTTTTAATTCTTCATTTATTTTTTCTTTAAGCCAAACGGCATAAGGTTTATTAATTTTAATTAAAAATTCTTCAGCTAATTTTTTATCTATTTTGGCAACTAATCTTTTATATTTTTCTTTTTCCCAATTTGATTCTTTTTCATAATTTCTTGACATTTCAATCAACTCCTTTTATAATAAATATGCAAGGGGCTTAGCCCCTTACAGCTTAGTCAAACATATGATGTATTGTCATTATGTCTTGCCAAAGTTGTTTGCGATGAGCTTGTAGCTTTTTACTTTTGCGGGTTGAAGCTATAAGCTTTTTAATTTTTTGTATCATATTTACCACCCCTTTCCTTTAAACTAAATATATTATAACATACGGTACACCGTAAGTCAATACTTTTTTCAAAAAAATATAAAAAATATTGAAAAATAGCTAAAAATTAAGGCATAAAAGTATATGAATAAAAAAATAAAACGGCTTAAAATCAATCCTCAGAGGTCGATTTTTTTGCTAAATATCAAGAAAAATAGGATAGAATAAATTCTATAAAATTGAGTATAATATTAACATACTAACAAAAAAATGTTCGTGAAAAGTTGACAAATTCACATAAGCGTAATATAATATTACAAACATATTAAAAAAATATTACAGTTATATTAAAAATATTGACATTGTTAGAATTAAAAAGTATATAAATAGTAAGGGGGTATTATTATGTTTAGTGCATTAGAAATAGCAACATGGTTTTTATTAAAAAATAATGCTGAAGTAAGGGAACATGAAGTTACTAACGACAACTATGAAGTATACGAAGGAATAACGCATTTAAAATTACAAAAGCTATTATATTATGCCCAAGGTATAAGTTTGGGGTTATATGGTAAGCCAATATTTGAGGAAAATATAGAAGCTTGGCAGCATGGGCCTGTTGTAAGAGAAGTTTATGGGCATTTTTCTGAATTTGGTAGAGATAATATTGAAATGAAAATGGATAGAGATACTGAAGAAGTTATAAATAGAATTGAGAATGATAGAGAAGTATCAGAAGTTTTAAATTTAACATATGATAACTTTGCAATTTATACTGCATGGCAATTAAGACAAATGACGCATGAAGATAATACACCTTGGGATATAACACAAAGAACAAAAGGATTAGGAAAAGAAATCGACAATGATTTAATTGAAAAATATTTTAGAGAAGAGATAATTGCGTAATGGGTATTAAACAAAAAGGCAAAGTCCAAAAACCGTGTATAAATTGTTTTGCACCACAGTATTTGAAGTTTAATTTTTCATATATAGTATATGAAGATGATTTTGTTGAAAAACATCAAATACAATTTTTAAAAAGAATAAGAGAATTATCAGCTGATACTTATAATATAATAAGGAATAGAGACAAAAAAGTTGGATTGGAATTTATTGAAATAAATGAGTTAGGAATAAAGAAAGAAATTCCTTTTAATTTCGCACAGCGTTTTGATTCAAAAGATTACAATAATAAGTTATCTATTATGAGGATATATACTAATAATAATCCAATAGTAGCTAGAGTTATTGGAGTTATAATAAAAAATGTATATTATATATTCTATATCGATATTGGAGGTAAATTATATTCACATGATTAAGCAAGAGAACTAACACTAGTTCTCTTTTTTAGTAGAAGAAGTCGCATAGACTTCTTTTTTTTGAACATACTAAAAACGGTGATAATATGATAAACTATTATAAAAAAAGCGAAAAAGCATTTAAGAATTATATAAAGAGAAATCCAAATGCAACAAAAGAAGAATGGGATAAATATGCTCAAGAAAATTGTCTATATAGTTCTCAAACATTAATGTTCCACTTATTTCATGATGATTTATTAAAATATTTAAATAAAAGAGAATTAGATAAATTTGAATACATGAAGAATATGTTTTTAATGATCCCTGTGAAGTATAGAAATATGAAGATATTCAAAAAAATAATAAGAATTACTAATAACAATAAAGAGCTAAGAATAAAGGAAAGGAATTAACACATACTAAAGAAAAAGGAGCGATGATGGAGAAGGATATATACAGAAAAATAAGTAGTTTAAGAAGGAAACTTCATAAAAGTATAGACAGAACAGGTCTAAATTCAGATGAAACACGAAAAATAAGCAACGAAATGGATAAATTAATAAAAGAATACTATGATGGCATAAAAGAGACCGAATATCCCGAATTTTCGGATATGTATTTATATTATAAAAAGTCATATAAAGCATTAAAAAATGTTACAGAGCAATTAGAAAGATTTCCGACAGTACAAGAGTGGAATAAATTTGCAAAAGAAAATAATTATTTAAGTCATGTATCAATAGAATTTGTATCAAAATTGAAGTGGAATTATTTAAGAGTAAAAGTTTTAAGAGAATTAAATATGAAAATATAAAAAAATTTTTCGCATAGCACAAGGCTTTGCGAATTTTTTTGTCGAAATTGAGATTAGATTTCTTGACATTATTTTTCATTACTGTAAAATAAATAAGAAGATAGCTAGACCGCAAATCAACACTATCTTCTCAAACACAAACATACTTAAGAAGTATGTACTTTATCAGTATAACTTCTTAAGTATAAAATGTCAAATTTTTATATGAAAAGAGGTTAATGTTTTATGAAAAAAGAAGTATTAAAAGAAATAAGCAAAGATTTGAACTGGAAGGAAAAAATAATTGTAAAATTGTTCCCAAAAATAACTATAAAAATTTACGGATTAGCAAGTAAAAGAATGTTTAACAATATAAATAGTATATGAGTTAATCATCAATGCTCTGCTTTATCTAACCAGTAAGATTCGGTATTATTTTCTGAGAATAATAATAAAATAGTTTTTAGTCGATTAGCCAAAACTTGAGGTTTTAAATTAGGCTTATGTAATGGATTATAAAAGATATTTGAATTTAATTGTATAATAATTAAATCATTTAAAAGATTAAATTGTTCTGAATATTTTTTAACTTGCTTATAGTAATTTCCTTTTACATCTAAAATAAGCATCCCAAGTTTGTTTTTTTGATG